AAAAGGAGAGCGCATATCCACACGCCCCGCACTGTGAATTCCCCGGCGCAACAATCCGCTATCAACTACGCATAGTGTCGCAGGCTGCGCCGCTGACTAGTGAACGATCTATTCAGCGTTTAGCGTATAAGCTGCATTATGGGAAATGGGCTCACGCCAAGCGCCGACGAGGGCAGCGTATGTTGTGTCAAGCACACATAGCGCCGCATGGGCGCGGCATGAGAGCGCAGGGCCGGTGCTATTGCCTCTTAGAATTGTTCTAAAAAGAGGTCTTGGGGTGGGGGTGGGGGTCGACATCTTAATATCCGTTTCCCGATGCGACCCACCGCAAATCCCCCTGCGTCACAATGCCACACCCCCATTGACAAAACCCGCCAATTCCGCCATCCTCCCCTCGCAAGTCACTCACTACCCGCGACGCGCATCGGGACGACCCAGGGGTTCAGCCTTCGGTCGTCCCACCCCGGCTCACGCAACCCAAAATTTCCCCAAATTCCTCGGGTCCCATCAGGGGCTACCGCCTGCCGAACGGGTCCTCCTTTTCCGACGGTGCGGCGAATAAGCCCCCTAATCACCGCAAAACCTGCGGCGAATAAATTCTGGGTCCCCTTCTCGCGGGTCCCCTTGACGCCTCCGCCACGATCCGCTAACCACCCCCGAGCTGCCGCCATCCAAGGGGACCCCATGACCAATCATAAACTCAAAGTCACGACTTGTGGCCCGAACATCTTCTCCGACCTCCTAAAAGGCGACTGGTTCTGTATGGCTAATACCTTCACCAACGCCCCGCGCCAAAAGATCAGCGACGATCAATACCTCGCACCCGATTGCGGCAGGCTCTATTCCCTCTCCCCCATCACGCCCGTCACACGCCTCCCCTCCGGCACTACTATCACCATCACCGTCGAATAACCCAACCACAAGGGGACCACACCATGCCACGCCTAAACACCATCACCACCAAACCACCCGCCCATCACGCCACCCCCTTCGCCGAGGTCCAGCCCGGCCAGTGGTTTAACACCCACAGCGGCGAGAACATGTTCCCCTTCATGAAGCTCGACAACGGCAGCTACTTCTCCCCAGCCAACGGCCACTACGTCACACCCGACATGAATTGCTACCGCGAAGTCTGGGTCCTTCCCGTCGGCACCCGCATCACCATCGAAGTCGGCACCCGCGACGCCTAGCGCATCGACGACTCCATGAGCAAATCCCCCAAACCACGCTAACGCCCACCCGACAAATGACGCGCGCCGAGATCCAATCCCTCTACATCCGCATCTGCCAGGACTCCCGCTTCCAACTCGACTTCATCCGCGCCACCCAACTCACCGCCGCAATCGCCTCCATCCATCCCCTCGAAGTCCTGCCCGCCTTCCCAAGCCTCTCCGTCATGGCCTCCATCGCATCCGGCACCCACCCCAAATCTCACGGTACCCCACCCAAATGACACCCTTCCAATACTTCCTCCTTTTTGTCTCTATCGTCTTCGTCTTCTACGCGATCTTCCGCGTCCTCCGCCTCATCGCCAACCTCGACCCCACGCTCTAACCCATTACATCGGTACCCTCGTCGGCGTTTTATTCTAGGCTCCCACTATGACCGAACCTCGCTACTCCGTCTCCGAGATCGACCGGCTCCGCAAAGCCACCCGCGATCTCCATTCTTACTACTATGCGTTCTATCCCTCGTCCTCAGGTAATGGCCGTTCATATTCAGTATCGAACCCACAGCCAGATCGTATCGAAGACATACTCCGCACCTACATGCTCAACGGCACCTCAGTCTCCGAACTTGAAGCCGCCGCCCAAGCCCACATCAATAGACAAACACAAAGGTCTTGAACATACCCCCATATCAGGCACTCTACTTGCGCCATATGCGTTAGGGCCCGTCATCGCCGCGATTGGGTGACGATAAGGTCTCGAATTGGAAGTGCCGTGGCAGCACTTAGCGGACTTCGCACCCGCTCGCCTTTTTCCAAAAGCGATTGGGTCCCATCATCGTGCTCCTCTGGTATGTCGGCCGAACCAAATCCAGCCTCGAATTCTTCGCCCAGGACAATCTGCGCGACCAGGGCTTCACCACCTTCCTGCCCACCTATCGCAAGCTCACGCCACCACGCACACAGAGCGGCAACCAATTCACGCGCTCCATCAAAAACCTCAAGCAGCACGCCCTAAGCTCCACCTCCGGCAGCGCCCTCACCGAACTCGTCCCACTCTTCCCGCGCTACATCTTCATCCAATTCGACCAAGACGACGCCCATTGGTGCACCGACGCCTTCGTGCGCTGGCCCGCCATCAACTCCACCCGAGGCATGACCAAACTCCTCTGTGACGCCGCCGCCAATCCCCAACCCGTCCCCGGCCGCATCATGGAGCGCCTGCTCGCCCGAGCTACCCCTTCCGGTGAAATCGATCTCAGCGCACCCGAACCGCTCACCCTACAATTCACCCCCAACACACCTGTCCGCATCATCGACCAGGAAGGCATTGACGCGATCTTCCGCCACTACGAATCGGACACCACCCGCGCCCGCATCTTCCTCTCAATCTTCGGCGGCATCGAAACCACCATCGACTCCTCCCGACTTGAAGCTGCGGCATAACGCCAGTTGCACATTAACTGCATCCGTGGTTCCCTCCCACCATATTTCGAGGGGCTTTCAATGACGCATTACCAAATCAAACACGCGCCACGCACTCGCGTAAAGATTATCCCCAGCAAGAAGTTCATCGCCTACAAAAAGGTGTACGGGCTTAACTCCGACCTTTCTTACATCGCCAAGCTAGAAATATCAGCCCAGGCCCATGCCCACATCCACATCGCCAATTACAGTCTTGACGCGCGAAAATGCCGTGCCTCCTCCGCCAAAGTCCTCTCTCTTCACACGCCGAGTGACAACGTTCGCTTACGGATCAAGTCCGCACGATCATCCTACGATTCGGATTTCGTCTATCGCATCGGCGAAACCGTGCGCCCCAAGGACCGCGCCTTCGACAAGCGCCCAAAACAAGTCTGCGCTCCGGGTATCCACTTCTTCCTCACCTTTGACGACGCCGTGAGATACCACTGAGATGAGAGTTATCTTCCTCGACATCGACGGTGTGCTAACTTCCGCACGCGCCCACGTCGCCCTCTCAGCGCAACCTCACCGCAACACGGTGTGGCATCACTTCGATCCCGTTGCCATCGGCTTCCTCAACCAACTCCACGACACCTACGAGGATCTCCATTTCGTCCTAAGCTCCACCTGGCGCATCCTCTTCGATCAACACACCATGACCATGATGCTCTCCCAGGCGGGATGGCGCGGCCGGTGGCACCCAAGTTGGAAGACCGACAAAGCACAGGGCGGCGAGTGCCGAGGCGACCAGATCGCACGCTGGCTCACCAACCACAACACGCCCATCTACGCAATTCTCGACGACGACGCCGACATGCTCCTCGACCAAACACACCGTCTCGTCCAGACCTCGCCACAGGACGGCATGAACAGTCTCGACCATTTCACCCGCCTCAAAGAAATTCTCCGCAAATGAACCACGCGCCCCCGCCCCCGCACAAACGGCTCGCCGCCATCCTGACCGCGATGCTCATCATTGCCCTCATCGCAATGACGCTCACCTACGACATGCGTCACCCTGAGTACACATCCCATCAAGTCCCAATGTTCTAAAACGGGGGCGAAGTCGGTCGTCCGGGCACACCTCCATATAGGCAGCCCCGCAAGGGATCATCCCCCTCCCCCGCTCCAACCTCACGGTACCTACGATGCAGATCCTCCTCAGTTGCTATGCGATTTTCTCCGGCGTCGTGTTGCTGCTTCAAGCCTATGTCATCTGGAGAACGCCGACGAGGGTACCCACACACGGTGATCGAACAGAACTCGACCGGCCGTGCATCTGTCCCCTCTGCCAACGGGAGCACTAAAATGGTCAAGAAAAAAGAAGTTGTTACTTGGGCCTGTACCGTCTGCGGCGCAGAATACTTCGACGAGCGCCTTGCTCAAATTTGCGAAAGCTCTCTCATCGAAGATTGCCCGATCAGACCCGGTGATACGGTTCTCTGCTACGAGCGCTACGAGAATCCTGTAAAGGATCAGGTGGTCGCAGTCGAGATCGGGAAGCCTTATTCTGTGTGGTCTTACAATTCGTGGGCCGACAAAGGCTATGACACGATGGTAAGGGAGCACGGGCGTCAACCCAGACTTCACCATTGTTGGGTTATTGCGACGAAAGACGAGCATCAAATGTCAAAGGACGACGAGAGCTACACTAACCGTCTTGATAGCGGCAACGTAATCAAAGATGGCGTCTGGGTCGATTTTCAGAACGGCCAATACAAACCACGCCCGATTGAAGATTACGACTTCCGATGGTCACCCACCAAGTCCTGACGATACCCTCGTCGGCGTTTCTTGATAATCTATTTGTCAAGCCTATTGACAAACTAATTGCAGTGTGACATAACAGCGCAATTCACTCGGCGCAGGCTGGGTGCGGCAGCCATTGTCGGTTGCCTTTTCTTTTGCCCGCAAAGTACACGAAATTTGGTGTGGATTTGGTGAAGCCTCGTGATATGGCTCCGACGGTCTTCGAGCAGTTGGCTCGGCCGGTCGTGAAGAAGAAGCCGCCCAGCACCAAAGGTATCGTGAAGAAGCCGACTCCGCCGCAGCGCGAAGTCAAGAATGCCTTGTCTGAGGCGTTTCTTGAGATTGGCGGCATTCGGGCGCTGGTCGAGTGGGGGATGGATAACCCCGAAGAATTTTACAAGCTGTGGGCTCGGATCTTGCCGCATGAGACGCGAGAGATCCTGGCGCAGCAGGCGAAGCCCAACTCAGACAACAATATCAAGATTGAGTTCGTCAGCAAGAATGAAGACGGCTCCTCGCACGGTACGCGCGTAACGATTGGTCCGACCGGAGACGAAGCAGAAGGTGGCGAGGATGCGTCGCTTCCTTCTCCCTCGACAGAAATAGTAGATGGCGAGCACAGTTCGGATACCGGAAGCCTATAAGTTCTTCTTCGAGCCCAGCGGTATCTACCGGTATCGCGCCGCGTATGGCGGTCGTGGCTCGGGAAAATCGCACCAAGCGGCAACTGCGCTTGTGATGGCGATGGCGAACCGACCGATCACGGTGCTGTGCTGCCGCGAAGTCCAGCGATCCATTAAAGACTCGGTTAAGCGCCTCATCGACAACAAGATCACCGATCTTGGCTTGGAGAAGCGATTCGAGTCCACCCTTACAGAAGTGCGCTCCTCCACCGGTGGCCGCTTCATCTTCGAAGGCTTGCGAGCCAACGTCGATAACATCAAATCCCTCGAAGGCGTCGATATCTGTTGGGTTGAAGAAGCCCAAAGTATCTCGCAGACCAGCATCGACACGTTGGTTCCGACCATTCGTAAGCCGAACTCGGAGATGTGGTTCACCTGGAACCCCCGCTTCAAGAACGATCCGGTCGATACGCTGTTTCGCAGTCCGGCCGGTACTCCGCCGAAGACGGCGCTGCATGAAGTCAACTTCGACAAAAATCCCTTCTTCCCAGAAGTTCTCCGCGAGGAGATGGAATGGGATCGCAAGCGCAACCCCGATAAGTTTGCGCATGTGTGGATGGGTGAATACCTCACGCACAGCGAGGCGCGGGTGTTTCGCAATTGGACAGTTGAGCCGTTCGAGACACCGAGCGATGTTGATCGCTTCTACTTCGGAGCGGATTGGGGCTTCTCCGTCGATCCGACCGCGCTCATTCGCTGTTTCATCAAGGGACGCAAACTCTTCGTCGATTTCGAGGCATACAAGGTAGGTTGCCCGATTGAGCAGACGCCTTCGCTGTTCCGCACGGTGCCGGAAGCGATGCGGTGGACGATCATCGCAGATAGTGCTCGGCCTGAAACCAACGCCTATATGCGCGATCATGGCTTCAAGGTCATCTCCGCCAAGAAGGGCGAGGGCTCGGTCGAGGACGGTATCGAATTCCTCAAGAACTACGACATCGTTGTGCATCCCCGCTGCAAGCATATGGCGGATGAGCTTTCGCTCTTCTCCTACCGCATCGATAAGCAGACCAATGAAATTCTGCCTGTGGTCGAAGATGCCAACAATCATTGCACCGACGCATTGCGCTATGCGGTTGAGACACTGCGCAGAACCATGCAGGCAAAGATACTTTCCCCGGTGATCGTTTCGATCCCACGTCCAGGCGGTTCTCCCAGACAGAACCCGGCAATTTCGAATAACGGCACAGGGCCCATCTGAGTATGGCGAATATCAATTCACCCAAGCCGAACGATTCGACGAACGATGCACCGGCTCCGCCTGAGCGCGTCGCGGTAGCGCCTCCGAGCCAGAATTATTGGATGCAGGGCGGCTCTTGGGGTCCGATCCCCGCAATGTCGAGCGATCTTACCTTCCGCACCATCGGTAACTCCGGTCTGCGGGCATTCGGTGGCTACGTCCGAGAAGAATTCCTCCCGCAACTCGTTGGGCGTCAGGCCTCTCGTGTCTACCGGGAGATGCTCGACAACGATGCCACGGTCTCGGCGATCATGTTTGCGATTACGCAGACGATGCGCCAGGCCGAGTGGTACGTCGATCCCGCCGACGACAGCGATCAGTCGAAGCAGGGTCAGCAATTCGTCCAAGAATTGATGGACGACATGAGCGAAAGCTGGTCCTCATTCGTGACCGAAGCGCTCTCCATGCTTCCCTACGGCTACGCGCCGCACGAAATCCTCTACAAACGCCGTCTCGGCCGAGATCCCGGCAATGACGAGAACGGTAATCCACTTCCTTCCAGCAAGTACAACGATGGCCGGATTGGCCTTCGTCGCCTGCCGGTTCGCGGTCAAGACACCATCATCAAGTGGTTCTTCGACAACGAAGGCGAGATTGCGGGGCTGACGCAGCAGCCGTGGATCGGTCCCCTGATCGACATCCCCTCGGCGAAGATGCTTTTGTTCCGCCCCCGCGTCTACAAGGGCAATCCCGAGGGCTACTCGGTCCTTCGTGGTGCGTATCGTGCCTACTACTTCATCAAGCGCCTGCAAGAGCAGGAAGCGGTGATGTTCGAGCGCTTCGCGGGCTTCCCGGTGATGACCGTGCCGAGCGCCTTGCTCGAAGCGGTTGCGGCTGGTGATGCGCAGGCATCGCAAGCACTCAACGAATACAAGCGCATCGTCTCGAACGCCCGCATCGATGAGCAGATGGGCGCAATTTTGCCTTCCGACACCTATCGGAATGGTGCTGGCGACCCCTCCTCGGTCCCAATGTACGATTTCAAGCTGGTGTCGCCGCAGCAAAGTAAGTCGGCGGTGTCGGCGCATCAGTCGATTGAGCGCTACAAGCTCGAAATTATGACTTGCGTGCTCGCCGACTTCCTCCAACTCGGCCACAGTTCGCGCGGCACCCAGAATATCGCGATGACCAAGGTGGATTTGTTCTTCCAGGCCATCGAAGGATGGATGTCTTCCATCAGCGATGTGCTCAACGAGCACCTTCTCCCCCGTTTGTGGAAGCTGAATGGCTTCGACGAGAAGTTTATGCCGAAGTTTCGGCCCGATATGCCGCAACGCACGGACCTCGACAGCCTTTCGAACTTCGTCCTTCGTCTCGGCCAGTCTGGGCTCATCACACCGGACGCCGAAACCGAGCAATATCTGCGCGGAGTTGCCGGATTGCCGGACATTGACGCTGCTGATCGTCAGAAATTGATCGACGAGAAGCAGGAACAGGCGATGGCGATGAAGGAAGCCTCAAAACCAGACCCAAGTTCGGGTGGTTTTGGCTCCGACGATGAAGTTACGAAGGCGATGATCGCAAAAGCACTCGCGAAACGCATGAATATCATGCCTGGAACGTAAAATGACAGACAAGATCGCAAAAACCTTCGCCGAACTCGCAAAAGACATCACTCCGGCGTCGGTGCATGTTCCGACCGCCATCGGCAACGAAAAGGACCCGAAAAAGGTCAAAAAGACCGATTTTGAGGTCGATTTCATCGTTTCCAAGGCCGATGCGGAGCAGCAACTCATCTTCGGCTGGGCTTCCGTCTCCATGCTCAACGGCAAGAATGTCATCGACAAGCATAATGACATCATCGAGATCGATGTTCTTGAGAAAGCTGCCTACGACTTTGTGCTGAATTCGCGTGAAGGCGACGACATGCACACTTCCGCTTGTGTCTCGAAGTGCGTCGAGTCGATGATGTTCACGCCGGAGAAGGCAGCGCTCGGTCTCGTCGCCAAGAATGAGAAGGGCGAGCAGATTTACGGCTGGTTCACCGGCTGGCACGTCGAAAACGAAACCGTCTGGAAAGATTACAAGGCCGGTAAGCGGCCCGAACTCTCCATTGGCGGTCTCGCCCACAAAGTAAAAGTCTAGTTTTGACAATCTGTTCTGTTTCCGGCTGTGATAACAACGCTAGAGCAAAATCATTTTGCAAGAAACATTATGAGCGTTTCCGAAAACATGGAGATCCGCTCGCTCTTAGATATGATCTACGCGGTGCTGCGTGGCGAAAAAAGATTTCTGACACACGTAAGTTACGAAAAATAAAGCCAACGTCTAATACGCTTATCGCTCTGCAAACAGAAGAATGTAGACAAAAGCGCAATAAAAATTCGCAACTAGCTAGAGCTGACGGAAGTGTCTCAAAGAAAATATCAGAGGCGATGAAACTCCGTTTTTCGGACCCCGAAGAAAAACGTAAGCATGGATTACGCGCGAAAGAATACATGAAAGCCTATTGGGCTCGATTATCTCCCGAAGAGAGATCTGCCCGTAGCAAAAAATGGACTGAGGCTGGGCATCTTGCGTCTACTAATATCTCTATCTCCTCAATTGAAATCGCAATTCGAAATGAATTCGTCAAACTTGGTGTAAATTTCGAGCACCAAAAAACCATCGGTAGATATCGCGTAGATTTCTTTCTCCCGGAGATTAATTTAATCGTCGAATGCGATGGTCGTTATTGGCACTCTCGTCCGGGTACTCCCGAACGTGATGCAAGCCGAGACTCTTACTACAAAGAACTAGGTTTTGAGACCATTCGTCTGACCGAAGACGAAATCAACAAAAACGCGCGTGTAGCAGCCGAAAAAGTAATCGGTGCCCTCGTCGGCGTTTGATTACTAGGTGAAATGTCTATGGCAAATTATCTGAAAAGTTTGTGGATCAATCGCGTAGCGCACGTCGATAAGGGCGCTGGCGAAGGTGTTCGCATCGTGTTGGCGAAGCGCGCCGATGATGTCGATGCGGGCACACTGCTGCTCCAGAAGAAATTCACGCTGTGGCACGACGGCAAGACGGGCAACTTCACGGTCGAGCACGACAATTCGAAGGTCGATGACGACAAGAAGAAGATGAAGAAAGTTGCCGATGGGACGATTGGCGAGCCGGTCGCGCACGAAGCTCTCGTGAAGGCGAATGATCTACTTGGGAAGTCAATTAAGTCGATCATCGCCGACGAGGGTGCGGTCGATAAGGCGGCGATGATCGAGAAGAGCTTTAGTGAATACGTGAAGCATGTGGAAGCCGTGACAGCGGGCATCGCTGTCGAAAAAACGGGCGATGCCCATAATAAGGAGGCCGTTATGGCTGACGAAAAGACCCTGGAAGAGACGAAGAAGGCCCTTGGCGATACTGAGAAGCTGTTGAAGCAGGCTCGGTTCGATCTCGCTGTTGCGAAGATGTCGAAGGAAGATGTCGAGTACATGCAGAAGGCGTGTGCGACGGACAAGGACAAGGAAGATTTTGCAGAGATGGATGAGAAGAAGCGCGCAGAGAAGCGGGCTTCGGTTACGAAGTCGCTGCCGGAAGACATTCAGAAGCGCCTCGATCAGTTCGATGTGATGCAGAAGCGTCTTGATGAGATTACGAAGCGCGAAGAGCTTGAGAAGTTCGAGAAGCGTGCGACGGATCTTGGCTTTGGTGCTGGCTTTGGTGAGACCTTGCAGAAGGCATTTCATTCGGGTGACGCGGAATCCGTCGCGAAGATCGAGAAGGAAATCGGCGCGCTCCGCAAGCAGGTAGCCGAAGGCAAGCTGTTCTCCGCGTTCGGCAAGAGCACGGTCCAGACGGGCGATGCTTATGGGCTTATCAAGGCGAAGGCCGATGAGCTTCGTAAGGCTGACCCGAAGTTGTCGGAAGCTGCGGCCTTTACCAAGGCTTACGAGAACCCGGCCAACTCCGAACTCGTCATGCAGTACAAAGCTGAAAAGCGTGCTGCTCAGTAATTCAACAATTCAATTGAAGGAATACTCAAATGGCTACTGACAGCCCCCTAATCCACGACGGTTCGCATACGACTGCGGCTGCCGACCTTTCTGCTGCGACGAACCAGTTCCGAGCGGTAAAACTTACTGCGGCGCAGGCGGTTAATCTCGCCTCCACCGGTGGTGAGGCTATCTACGGCATTCTCCAGAACACTCCTGCTTCTGGTCAGCCTGCCGACGTAGGCATCTTCGGTATCTCGAAGGCGCTAATCGGTGTTGGCGGTGTTACGGCTGGCGACACGCTCCAGACAGAAACCGCAACCGGCAAGCTCATTACGAAATCGAGCACGAACACCGTGGTTGGCATTGCGCTTACGACCAATGCAGCCGGTGAGCTTTGCACGATCAAAGTCATCCCGACGGCGGGATAATTTAGGTTAGGGGCTTATCGGTATAAGTTTGCGAAAACCAAACGATAAGCCCTTTCCTATTTCTGAGATTAATTAGTGCGTGTACTGCCTTATGGCAGAAAAAGCAGAGACAAATTAAGTTTTCCAGTGAATTGTTCTGTTTGTTTTCGTCAATGTGATGAATATGAACATTGTTTGTTGTTTCACAAGTTCTGCATACGCCTAAATCTCGAAGCCACGCTTTCTCACCGTTTTCACCATAACGATATCTTAGACTTCTTGCTTTCTGTGGCTTATTAGGTTTTCCGCGTTCCCTCTTCGCATGATAATCGTGATTTTTTATTCTGTGCTCTGCACAAAATTGTCGAGATATCGGGCTTCGGACTTGATCGCAAGAAAGACAAAGCCCGAGACGTGTTCGTTCGCGACGCGTTTCCAGAACACGCTTTCGATCTGACTCTAAGCAAGACACACATCCTTTTTTACCGGGAGAGACAGACTTCCCGCAACGCCAACAGACGCCGCGATGCCCTTTGAGGGCTTGATAGACGGTATTCTCGTGGATGTTGAGTTCTCTAGCTACAGCACGACCGTTATTTAGGCGTGCAAAGGCTTCGAGAATAGATTTTTCATAAGTTTCTCTGGGCATGGGGTCTTCTCCCTCCGAGATAAGTCGAAACACATGCGACGAACGCAATCATGTGTGTAGCTGACCCACAGTCTTCTTCAAGAGAAAATGTGGAATTACCAACAAGGAGAGGCACATGCCCCAACCTACCCAGTCGCAAGTTCACATCGACGCCGCGCTTACCCAGATCGCGACGGCATACCTACAGGACGACAGCGTATATATCGCCGACAAAGTTTTCCCGGCTGTTCCGGTCGAACATCAGTCGGACAAATACTTCAAGTATCGGAAGGGCGACTTCTTCCGCGACGAGGCACAGCTTCGCGCAGATGCGACCGAATCCGCTGGTACCGGTTTCAATCTGGATACGGGTTCGTATCTCGCGTCGGTTTGGGCGCTCCACCAGGATATCGGTGAGCAGCTTCGCTCCAACGCAGATCCGTCCGTTGATCCGGGCGTTGCCGCAACCAAGATGCTGATGCAGAAGATGCTCATCAAGCGTGACCGTCAGTTCGTCTCTAAGTATCTGACGACCGGCGTTTGGGGCACCGACATTACCGGTGCTGCTTCCGGCAACGGTACCACGACGGCGACGTACTGGTCGGATGACGCGAATGGCGATCCGTTCACGGACATCTCGAACGGCGTAACCACGATGTTGCAGAACACCGGTTACGAGCCGAACGTGCTGACGCTGGCGTTCCCGGTGTATCAGGCGCTTCGCAAGCATCCGCTTGTGATCGACCGCATCAAGTATACGTCTCCGGCGTATGCGGGCAAGATCACGCCGCAGCTTCTCGCCGAGGCATTCGATATTGAGCGTCTCGTGGTTTCGAAGGCGGTGTATAACTCCGCTGCCGAAGGTGCGACCGATAGCTTTGCGTTTGTGGCTCCGAAGTCGGCGCTTCTGACGTATGCGGCACCGTCGCCGGGCCTGATGGTTCCGTCGGCTGGTTACGTCTTCCCGTGGAAGGGCTTTACCGGTCTCAACAACATGGGCGTTCGCGTCAGCACCATTCCGCTGCCGTGGCTGGGTCTTGGCACCGAGCGTACCGAAGCCGAAATGTCGTTCGACATGCAGGTGGTTGGTAGCGATCTCGGCTACTACTTCTCCGGCATCGTCCAGTAATAGGCGAGCACAGATGACAAACAAAAACTATCCCCCGCTGCCGTTGTCCGGTTTGGATGATATCGGCGGGGCGATTGTTCGGCGCTCCTTCACCTTGGGTGGGGAGCGTCTAACCAACAGTACGATCCTCTCCGAAGCCCAGGTGAAGGCGATGCCGCGCTCCAATTTCAGGGCCCTTCGCGATAACGGATACCTCCAGGTATTTCCGAAGCCGCGCTCGGCCGAACCTGCCCGCGCTCCAACCCCGCGTGCGGAATTCACCAACAGTGCGAAGCCTCTACCGCCTCGCGTAATCGTCTAATTTGTCGGGAGACATCAAATGGCAACAGGCTTCATTACTCGCTGGAAAGGCAAAGTCGCTGCCGTTTACGGTGGTATCTTCCAGAACGGTATCGCCTCGGGCGCTGCCTTCCTTAATGCAGGTGCTCCTTCCAACGGCACCGGTGGTACATTCGCGAACGCCGCGCCGAAGGGCTCGCTGCTTCTCGACGTAACAAATGCGACGATGTATCAGAATACGAACACGCAGGCTTCGCCGACGTGGACGCAGATCACCACCGCGACCGGTGCAGGCACCTACACGGGTACCTTCGATGGCGTCATCGGTGGCAATACTCCCGCAGCCGCTACGATCACCGCACTCGTAACGAGCGGTATCAACAAGGAAAGCGTTACCAATACCATCACGGCGTCTATCACTCAGACGCGTGCAGGCGGTACAGCGCTCACGACCAAATACAACAACGTTACGGTTGTTGCGAATGCGGCCGATGCGGTCACACTTCCGGCTCTTACGGCCGGTCAGGGTGTGGTTGTCTTCAATAACGGCGCACATTCCGCTTCGGTCTTCCCGAACGGTGCGTCCGATACCATCGATGGTGGTTCGGGTGGTGCCTCGGTCGCACTCGCTAACACGAAGCGCTGCCTCTACTTCTGCGTTGCTACCAACACGATCTTGTCTGCCCAGCTTGGTGCGGTGAGCGCGTAATGACAACGCTACTGCCGACCCTTACGATTACAGCAGCGATATCATCGGCACTCACTACTCCGGTGGTATCGCTTCCGTACACGCCGCGCAACCTCACTATTGAAGCCATCTTCAATTATGGCTCCAGCGGTACGTCGGTTGATGCCTACATTCAGACTTCGCTAGATGGTGGCACGACTTGGATTGACATTGCTCAATTCCATTTCACCACCTCGGCACTGAAAGGCGTCTACAATCTGTCTGCGCTGACGGTGCAAACGACGCAGATTGTCCCATCCGATGGCACGCTATCGAGTAACACCGCAATCGATGGCATCCTATCGACGCAGTATCGCGCGAAGTACAAGTCGTCCGGTACCTACGCAGGCACGACCAACCTTACACTCACGATCAATCCAGGGCACTAAATGACTTGGACGTATAATCTCGCTGCCCTTAGCACGACACCGCTCTTCCAAGTGCGATTTCTCGTCGGCGATACCGATACGCTTGACCAGCAGATGCAAGACGAAGAGCTAAACTTCGCCCTGCAACTGCGTCCCTCCATTTGGGGCGCATCGGCCATGTGTTGCGCTGCTCTCGCTTCCAATCTATCGCGTCAAGCCGACGTTGTAGATAAGGATCTCCGAAGTACCTACTCGCAACGTGCTGCCGCCTATGCACGTCGTGCCCAGCAATATGAAGCACAGGCACAGGCACGCTCAGGCTCCTTGCCGTATGGCGGTGGCCTCACCTATAGCGACAAGTTTACGCAGCAGAACAACCCGGATTTGGTCAAGCCGCAATTCAATCTCGGCATGACCGACAACTACATTCCTGTTGCGCCCGCCGGTAATGAAGTCATCTCCGGCAACAACGACACAATCGATCCAGCAGTTTAATGTACGACGTTCGCGTCTTCGGTCTAACCGAACTCAACGCAAAACTCACCAACTACCCACAGCGCATCTTCGAGAAGCTGCGAACCTTCGTCGCCACCGAGACTGGCCGCTTGGCATCTGGTGTCAGGCATAACATCACGGATCGCTTCACCAACCCCACCGGAGCGCTGCTGGAAAGCATCGACTCTGATGTGTCGGCGACCACCAATACTGTAACCGGACGTGTGTATTCCGAGGGTGTGCCCTACGCAGCACTACTCGAATATGGCGGCAAGTTCAAATTGCCGGATGTGCGTCCCGTCAATGCGCAGGCACTTCTCTTCGGCCGACTGGCGCTCTCTCCTGTACCGACGACCTTTCGTGAAGGCGTCTTCTCCAAGCTCTCGCGAGCCCATGAAGTCACGGTGCCTGAGAAGTCCTATGCCCGAGCAGCCCTCGCCTCCATCCGCTCCGAATTCATCGGTGGCATTCGTGAAATTGTAGCGCAGGCAGAACAATGACCGTAAGCCGCGAGCAAGTCTATCAGGCGCTCTTCGCACTACTCACACCTCTTGGGCCTGGCGGCAGCGGCGATTTCAAGACCGTCACGCGCGAGGTCTATCCAGTGCAATCCTGGAAGCCCGGCGAGCAGCCGGTTCTGATGCTGGATGAAGCCTACGAAGATTCACAGGGCGATAAATTCGGGCTCATCACAAACAAGTGGACCTCCTACATCCACATCGGCATCACCACCACCAAAGGCACACCTGGAGCCACCATTCTCAACCCACTCATAGACAAGGTTGAGGCTGCGATCTGGCCCACTACCAAGGCGGTGCAAACGCTCGGCGGTCTTATCTATCGTATCTCGCCGAAGGGCCGAGCAATGAAGGATACGGGCGATAACATGACCGATCCCAAAGCACGACAAGCCGTCTACTACATGCCGTTGGAGATCATCTTCCCCGACACCGCAAACAACGGCTAAAGGATAAAGCTCATGGCAAAAGCCAATCTCAATCCGAATTTCGATCAGATCATCTCGGACTGGTTCGTCGCCAGTTTCCACAACAACGCCGTTTCCCGCAATGAAGAAGTCTACAACACGGTCGTTCGGGCCGTGGCAGACCTCAAAGTTCGGCTTGGCGTTCCTACCCCGCAAGCCGCCGACGAGGGCACCGATAAAGCAAAGGAATAAGCCATGACCAACTACAACTCCGCGACGGGCCAGAAGATTTTCGGTGCAGGCTATTTCTATGGCGTGCCGAACGTCTCCAACCCGACCCCCACGCAGTTTCTCGTCGCGCAGAATATGAGCGCTGACTTCAAACGCGAAATCAAATACCTCTATGGCTCGGACGGCCAGATCGCGCTCGACAACGCCTCCGGCAAACTTACCGTTTCCGGCAAAGTTGAGTCGGGCCAGGTCAATGCCCGCGCCTTGAACGATCTCGTGCTCGGCACTTCACTGGCGAATACCCAGCTTTCCGTGCAGCGTGACGAAACCGGTACAGTTCCGGCGGTTTCTGGCCCCTACACCATCACGGTTGCAAACTCCGCTACATGGACGACCGACCTCGGCGTTACATTCGCTGCGGGTACCGCGAAAGCCTTCCAGCCGCTTATTCGCGTCGCTTCTGGCCCCACGACCGGCCAGTATGCAGTTGCAGCCGGTGTCTACACCTTTGCAGCGGCCGACACGACTCTTGGCGTTGCGATCTCCTACGAATACACGACCGCGACCTCTGGTCAGTCGATCTCGATGACGAACCAGCCGATGGGCAAGACCGGCAACTTCACCGCGATCATGGGCCTCAACTACGGCACGGAGAAGTGCGCCATCCAGTTCAACAACTGTATGTCTGGCGGCATGAGCTTCGCAACCAAACTCGACGACTACATGATGCCTTCCTTCGAATACGGCGCGGCCGCAGACACGAACGGCATTCTCGGTACCTTCTCAGTCGCCGAAATCTCGTAATCCACCTCTAACCACCTATAAACTGGAGTTCACTTCTTATGAATGATGAAGAGCGCAAGCGTCTGGCTGAAACTAGGCGCTTGATCTTCACGAACCTCGCAAACGGGGTTCCTGTTGAAGGCGTAATGGAAGGCTTCCACCTCTCAGAGAAAGAGGTGCTCGACCATTTCCGTTTCGTCGCCCGCAAGATCTGGGGCTACCGGTTCGAAAGAGCACAGCCCTACATCAAATGCGAAACGCCTAACGATGCCTACCATCAGCGTCGAGCCCTTACATATTCGCTCGACCGCTGTGGCGATACTTATCTGACAAGCGACCACCGATTGCACAATGAAAAGACGGCAATCATGGACCCGAGCAATCGCGGCGAAGCCGACGACATGATCGAACACGTCGCCGCCCGCTCCGAAGGCAGATAACAAATCGGTACCCTCGTCGGCGTTTCTTTTCTATTCCGAGGTGACATCCTATGTCCAATGAAATGCGTACCATCTCACTCGGTGGACGCGACTATAAGTGTGGTCAACTTTGCTGGGAGCAGTTGCGTGTGGTGATGCCCATCGCGCAGGCTCTCGACGAGAAAATTCAGGAGACCGCAAAGACCGGTGTGCTCAAGATGACCACCGATCAATACGATATGATGATCGAAGGTATCTTCGAAGGTCTTCGTATCGACAACGATGGCGTAACTCTCGATGAGATACGACGCCTTCGTACTTCCCCCCAAGAAATGTTTGCCGCCTTCATTATTGTGCGGATGCAGACAGGTGCTTGGGAGACTCGCGCGAGTGACGAGCCGGGGGAAGTGAAGGGGGAGACGGCGTAAGCCCCGCTCTCCCCGAATGGGATCGAGTTGTTCTTAGATGTATGCGTGTCTACGGGCAATCCTTCAATTACTGGCAACGCACTCTCACCTTTCCGCTCTGGCGCATAATGCTTGAGGATCAATACGAAAATCCTACCGTGGATGATCTCAAGAAATGGCAGCTTGGCTATAAGCCCAAGCCTCGCAACGTAGCGCCCATACCTAAACTTCCAGAATACGAGCCGTAAGAGATGGCCGACCCGAACAACGTCGAAGTAAAGATCGTAGGTTCGGTCGATCCCTCTGTAGCGGCAGCTACGCAAAAAACCATCAATGATATGAAGCAGTTGGGCACGCAAACCCAAATGTCCT